AGGAAATAAACCACATCATTTATGCATTTAGAACTGCTATGTTACCCGACACATTTAATTTTGATATGTTTGATGAGAGTGGAGAAAGTTCACAAAGGTTTCAAGACCAGTTCTTTAATTACCCCAATATATTTGATATAAGTTTTCAAGGCCCAATTAAAGATAGAGTGGATGGATTTCTTCCAGCAGTTTGCACTAAGTGTGATGTTGACCATACAGGTGGTCAGAAGTTCTCAGTATATGAAGATGGTCAACCTGTTAAATCTACCATGACATTAGAGTTTATGGAAATAAGGTTAATGACACAAAATAATTATCAAGCTCTTTCTCCCGTATCTAATAAGGGTGGTCTTCTTAAGTCAAATGATTCTTCTGTAATGGAAGGAGACCGAATAACTCTTGGTGGTGTGAAAGAAAATTATGTAGAACTGGGAACAAAGGCAAAAGAAAAATTAGATAACTTGTTCGGTGGGGGTGATTAATCATGGCAAATGAAATTTTTCAAAACTTTCCCAATGTTGAGTATACACTTAATGATGGTAAGGTAATAACAATTAAAGACTTTTTCCGAAAGTCTAAAATAGAAACAGAAGCACTCGACAGTATAGTTTCATACACTTACTACGAAATACAAGATGGTGAAAGACCCGATGTAGTTGCAACTAAACTATATGGTAATGGTGACTTGCATTGGACACTATTTCTTGCAAACGAATTTACTAACTACAATGATTGGCATAAAGACAACCAAACCTTTGAGACATACATGAGTGAAAAGTATCAAGGTCAGTACCTAGTCGGAAATGAAACAACAGATATTATAACATCAACCAGTAAGTTTCTACTAGGAGAGAAGATAACTTCAGCAGGTAAAGAAGCACACGTAGTTAAGGTCGACCCGACTATGAAACGTATTGGTGTTATAGGAAATGGGTTTGTTGGTAATGATGTGGTGACAGGAAGTGTTAGTGGTAAGTCAATGACTGTACTTAATGCAATAGAACAAAGAGATGGTATTGCATATTATAAAGACACCAATGGAGTTAAAAAGAACTTCTTTGAGAATGGGTTCTCTTCTGTATCTTTCTTTGATGAAGAATGGGAAACAAACGAAGCAAAAAGAAAAATAAGAGTAATACGTCCCGAATTAATACAACAAGTTGTTAGTGTGTTTGAACGTATTATGTCGGATTAAATATGAGTAGTAATTATAGAACAGGTGAGTTTTTCATCGATGCAATATCTATTGTTACCCAATCGGGTGATATTGTTGATATCAGAAATGTTACAGCTGCCTTTCAATTATATGAAAGTATCTACGATATGTTTACGACAGGAGAAGTGTCTTTAGTTGATACTCAAAACATACTTAGAACCTTTGAATTTACAGGTCAAGAATTCATAAGAATATCTGTGAGACAAAAAGAAGGACTAGAAGATAAATCGGAAAGAGACTTCTCTATAGATAAAACCTTCAGAATATATAAGACTTTAAATGTTCAAAAAATAAATGAAGTAACACAAACATACACATTACTTTTTGCAGACCCAAGACTTTTCCAAGCAGAAAAGACAAAGGTATCACAATCATTTTATGGTTCATATTCTGCCATGGCACTTGGGGTAATGTCAGACATTATTAAATTTACTCCTGAAGAAACAGAAGCATGGGTAGATACTTTACCTGCTAACTTTTCATTTCTTGCACCTGATTGGACTGTTAAAAAAAGTGTAGAATATTTTGTTGAAAATGCAAACACTTCAACCGAAGCACCATTTAGGAATTCATGTTTCTTCTATCAAACACTTAATGGTGGATTCAGATTTCATGACATAGGTGAGATGTATCAAAGGGTACATCCTGTAGTATTCTCAACTTCACCTAAGAATACAGAATTAGACAGTATGAATGCAAACATCAATTCAGCAAAAGGTTTAAATACACAAATTTTAAAGTACGAACAACCATCAACATTCAATACCTTAGAAGGAATACGAAAAGGTTTATATGCATCTACAATAAGAATATGGAATCCTATAGAACAGAGATTGGATGAAAAGATATATGATATGTCTCAGACATTTGCAAGGGAAGGTCATATGCATAACCCCAATGTTCATTTAGATGCACCTGAAATAGTTATGACAACTGATGATGCAATAGGTAATGAAGACCAATCATATTCACAAACAGATGCAGAACCAGCTCTTAACCAAGCATACGATAGTTTAGTAATAAACGTAGACACCATGAAACATGCATTTGGTAATGCAAAAAAATATGAAGATGCAGAGAGTTTTCTTGGAGAAGTTCATGAAGACAATTCTATATTAGAAAGAAGAGCTCTTTTAGAATTACTTAAACAAAATGTGTACACTGTTCAAGTTCCATTCAGAACTGATTTAACTGTAGGAACAGTTGTGCGTCTTAATATACATGAACCCGAAACTAGTAAACCTGAAGGAACGGGTGATAAGAAGAATGATAATAAATATTTGATAACTAGTATGAAGATTACTGGAATACCAAAAGACAATAAAGGAACCATTACTATGGATTGTGTCAGAGAAGGTATTAGTAAAAAACTACAACCGAGTATTTCAGAATGACAAACCAAACACACCCAAGGATGATGAGTTTCTATGGAGTCGTAGAAGATAGACATGACCCTATGAAGATAGGTAGAGTTCGTGTTCGTATACATGGAATTCATACTCATGAAAAGGACAGGATTGCAACACCCGATTTACCTTGGGCAACTGTAATACTACCAACTACTTCTGCAGCTTTATCAGGATTTGGAACACAACATGGACTCGTAGAAGGGTCTACTGTATTTGGTTTCTTTAGAGACGAGTCTCAACAAAACCCAATCATTACTGGAACAGTAGTGGGTATCCCACAAGAGGGGATGAAGGTTGATGTAACTGGTAAAGAAGTTGGACGTAGTGTGGAGTCAGGATTCAATGACCCAAGAAGAACTGGTGAGGGAACTAGTGCATATGATGGAACTATCGATGGGGTTGCATCAATAGAAAAACCTAATAGAGGTTGGGGACTAGAAGTAGGATTAGACGAGTCTCCTCAGATACCCGAAAGTGTAACATTAAATTACTATCCAAAAAAAGACAAAGACACAAATAAAACTCTTGAAGCTTCTACTATCACGGAACCAACAACCAAAGAAACACCTTACTACCCATTAGAGTTTGGAGTAAGTGATGTAGACATCCATGCAAGAGGTGAGATAACATATGCAGACAGAGACTTTTCTCTATTGGCCAACATGTCTTATGTCACTAAAGCAAAACCAGTTTACCCATTTAATAAAACCCTGAAGACAGAGTCAGGACATCTACTTGAGTTAGACGATACAGTAGGTGCAGAAAGAATTGCAGTTGCACATCGTTCAGGAACATTCCATTCAATAGAACCCGATGGGTCACAAATGACAAGAGTGGTCAATGACCAATACACTGTAATATGCAAAGACAATGAAGTACATATCGGTGGTAAAGTAAATGTTGTGATAATGGGTGACTCTAATATTAAGACATATGGTGATGTTAAATTGAAGGGTTATGGTAAAGGTGAGATTGATGTTACAGGAACAATGGATATTAAGTCAGGTGAAAACATGACTATTCAATCTGCAAAAGTATTGTTCCTAAAAGGTCAAATCGTAACAGAAGGATAATTATAATGACATATGAAAACGCAGTTGTTACACCAGGCTTAGTTGTAGCTGAAACTGCAAATGCATTAAAGGTTGTATTACCTACTGCACTTCCATGTCCGACTGAGGACATATTCTCTATACCCTCAGTAGAAGATTTACTAAAACCCCTTTTAGAAATTGCACAACTTCCCAGCAAGTTGGATGCAAAACTAGCTTTGATGAAGAAAGAAAAGGAAGAAGAGATAGTCCTACTCGTCAAGAAATTACAGAACCCCGACTTAACTGCAGAAGAAAGAGCTGCAATACTAGAAGAGATAAGAATTGCAGAAGACTATGTTGACAATGTTATTATGGGTGAACTCTTTGAACAGTTCAGAGACATAAAAAAATCTATTGAAAAGTATTTTGATAAATTACAAAAACTTCTTAGTCCATATTGGAAAGAGACTGAAGGAAAGAAAAATTTACAACAGGAACTTACAGATGCTATTGATGAGTTGGTTGCAGATTTTCATATGTATATTCCCAACAAAATATCTGAGTTGATAGGGAAAATTGTACCACTTAGTCTAACCATTAACATCCTAGGTTTATCAATTGATATTATTAAAATGATAACTACTCCTTCTTATAGAAATGAGATAACAGACCAAATAGCTGGAAAGAATTTTGTCACTAAAATTATATCTAAAAGAAAACGACTTGCAGAAATTAACAAAGAGTTAATGAATGCAAGGAACATGACTGTAGAAGAAATTGAGGCATTAGAGAAACAGAAAGAACAACTAGAAAAGGAGATACTTGAACTTGAAGAGAAGAGAGCTGCACACGTAGATAAATTCTTTAGTCTAGTACCTAATGCAATTAAGAAGTTTGATGGTAAACTCTCAGAACTTAATGAAGATAGAAAGGCAAAACTCACATGGGACTACATCAAAACAGAGATTAAAGAGTGGGTCACGAATGCACATATAAAAGCATTAGAAAAACTTATTGATTTGTTTGATGAGATATGGGACTTACTTGGATTACCCGACTTACCAATATCATCTATACAAGAACTATTGACAATGGACATACCTGCGTTAATAGAAAAGACCAAAGCATCTCTAAAGAGAAAATTTCAAACTACTGCTAGTGAACTTAGAGAAAAAATTGCAGAGATTGATAAGAAACTGGAAACTGAAACCGACCCTGCTACGATTGATAAACTAAACGAAGAGAAGAGAGAACTAGAACAGAAACTTTTAGATGAGAAGGGAAAGTATCTGAGACAATTGGAAGAAGCAGTACTTGGATTTGAAATACCAATTATAGGAATGACCATTGAAGAGATAATAGGAAAGGATACTCGTACTAATTCAACCCTTGAAGAAAGACTACAAAGGTTTGAAGAAAGATTAGTAGACTTCAAAGAGAACTGGCAACAGAAACTTCTCTATGCATGGGTCAAGTTAATAAAGAAATTCCTACAAGCAATCGGATTAGGTAAGTTAATCGATATGTTATTGTTAACTATGTGTGACTTCCTAAACCTAATTGGAAATCCATTTGCAACTATGATTGCTATACCTAACTTAGATGGTGTAATAGATTCGACCACATATAAACCTACAGTTCGTGTTGCAAATAAGACCGACAGTAGTCTAGACTCAACATTAAAGGCCTCAGATGGAACTGCAGAGGGCAATTCATTCCCTATTGATGGTAATAGTGGAGATTTATATGTATTTGTTAATGGAGTCAGACAAGTTGAGGGTTCTGCAGACAATGAGTTCAGTGTAGTTGGTAACAATATAGTTATGAACACATTATTAGATGAAGGTTTGGTTGTTTGTGCAATTAAGGTTCCAACTGATTAACGGAGTGTTATAAATAGAAGTATGGCAGTTAATATTAAATCAGAAGGCAAGAATGTTGCAACTCCGAACAGGTATAAAGACTTAGATATTTTCTTTACACCTCATCCAGTCACGGGTGACATAACAGTAAAAACTGATACGGATGCAGTTAGACGTTCCGTAAGAAATATTATACTAACAAACAAGTATGAGAGACCATTTAAACCAAATTTTGGTGGTTCTCTTAGAGACATGTTGTTTGAATTAGACACTACACCCAAACTTAGAAGAGCGACAGATAGAATAAAAAAAGAACTAGCTACATTTGAACCTAGGATTGGCAATGTAGAAGTCATTTTTGAAGAGAATGACAATAATGAGGTTAGATGTACTATATTTTATAGTATCAACAATAGTGTCTCAAATCAACAAGTAGAATTCACATTAACAAGGGCAAGATAATGACAGTAAACAGTTCACAAATAAACGTAACAGATTTAGACTTCGATAGTATCTCTGATAATCTTAAAAATTATCTTAAAGGACAGGACAAATTTAAAGACTATGACTTTGAAGGTTCTAGTATGTCTGTTCTTATTGACCTACTCTCATATGCATCACATATTACTGCAGTAAATACAAACATTGCAGCCTCAGAATTGTTTTTAGACTCTGCACAATTAAGAAAGAATGTAGTGTCTCGTGCAAAAGATTTAGGTTTCACACCATCATCAGAAGTGTGTGCAAGTGCAATAGTAGATGTAACAATCAACGATGTTAGAAACCCTGATGGAACTTACCCGACACCCACTCAGATGACTATGCCTAGAGGAACTATTTTCTCTACAACCTTTGATGGAGTTAACTATTACTTTGTGGTCACATCTTCAGTATTACCATCACAAAATAACACAACTTTCTTGTATTCAGATGTAGAAATAGTCCAAGGGACATATGCAACAGACCAATATGTAGTAGATACTCAAATCAAAAACAATAAGTTTGTGTTATCAAATGGAAGAGTAGATAAAGCAAGAATGGTAGTAAGTGTAAACTCAGATGGTGTATCTGAAACTTTTGCACTTGCAACAGATGTATCTGCAATCAAATCTACTTCAGCAGTTTACTACACTCAAGAGAACGAAGAAGGGTTTACAGAAATATACTTTGGTGACGGAGTACTGGGTAAAAAACTATTAGATGGTGATATCATAAGTGCAACATACATTATGGTAGATAACCAACATGCTAATGGTGCAAAAAGATTTGCACAACAATCTGCAATCAATGGTTATGCAAGTTCAACTGTAATTACTACCTCTAATGCAAATGGTGGTGCAGAGAAAGAAAGTATAGAGTCAATTAAGTTTAAGGCAAACAAATTTTACACTTCACAAAACAGACTTGTGACACTTAACGATTACAAAGCAAAAGTACAAGAGTATTATCCGAATGCAGATGCAGTTGCAGTATGGGGTGGAGAAGATAATGACCCACCTGTATATGGTAAAGTGTTCGTTGCACTTAAACCTAAGAATGCAGATTACTTATCAGAAACAGAGAAGAAACAAATTAAAAGTCAACTTAACAAACTAAATATGTTAACTGTTAGACCCGAATTGATTGACCCCCAAATTGTTAAAATACTTATCTCAACAGTATTCAAGTATGATGCATCTAAAACAGATTTATCAATAGGTGAATTACAGACATTAGTGACTGGTGCAATCAACGAGTTTGATAAAAATAATCTAAAAGACTTTGATGCAATCTTCAGACATTCAAATCTATTAAAAGCAATTGATGATGCAGATAGTTCAGTTCTATCTAATACTACAAACATTAGACTTAGAAAGGCATCCGAAGCCAAGATTAATCAAGAAGTAGGTTATACAGTAGACTTTGGTAATGGATTTAACAATCCCCATTCAGGACACAATAAAGATGCTGGTGGTATTACAACTAGTACTGGTTTCATGGTATCGGGAGATTCAGTCAATACACAATATTATGACGATGATGGAAGTGGTAATCTAAGACGTTACTATCTATCAGGGTCAACAAGAGTTTATCAGGATAATGAAGCTGGAACAGTGGATTATTCTAAAGGAAAGATTTCAATCAATGCCATCATGTTTACCTCAACAGTAAACGTTGATAGTACGATTGACTTTACAGTTATCCCATCAGGTAATGATGTAGTTGCAATTAGAGGTTCTCTAATTGACATATCAACATCTGATGTTAAGGTGACTGCTGAAGTAGACACCATCGCAAGTGGTGAAAGTAGTGCTGGAGTTGGGTATACATCCACCTCTAGTAGTTCATATTAATATGAATAAAGTGGTCTGAGATGGTAGGTTCCATGCTCAGAGTAGCATTCCATTAACTTGGTTTTTATAGGAGAAAAACAAAATGGCAGATAAAAAAATAAGTGCATTAACATCAGTTTCAGATAGTGATATCGGTGCAGATGATTTATTACACATTGTAGATAACCCAGGCGGAACACCTGTAAACAAGAAGATGACTATTGGTCAACTTTTTGAAAACATTCCAACTCACCTTGCAGTTGATGACATTACAACTTTGTCTTCAACAGCATCTAACCTTGCTAGTTCTTTTGCATCTGCATTAGACCTTTCAGGTGCGTCAGCTGACGTTGCATTTACATTAGATGACGGAACAGACGTAGGTCAGTTAAAAATCATCTATAACAAAACTGAACCAGCTAGTACGTATATGGCAGACATCACAGTAACATCATGGGGATATTCTTCAGATACTACTGAACAGATTAAGTTAAATACACTAGGTGATGCAGTAATATGTTTTTGGGATGGTTCCAACTGGTTCCCTATCTCAAATCATGGTGCAACATTAACTTAATATAGGATATCCATAAATGTCACATACAGATTATGTCAGTGAACGTTTAAGTCACAGACTTCCAACTTTATTACCCGAGTACTTAAAGGAAGAAGCACCTGCGTTTGAACAATTCATCCGTGCATATTTTGAATTCTTAGAAGCAGAGATAATTACTCTAGATTCTCAGAGTGACATTGATGGTATTTTATTAGAAGACAGTCAGGGTTCCATCTTTTTGGAACCCGACACTGTTGGTGCAACACCCGACAAAGATATTTCAAAGATTGTCAATGAGTCATCTATTGGAAACACTAATTCAACTGCAGACCCATATGTTGTCGGAGAGTACATCTTCGGAAAGACAACAGGTGCAGTTGCACGTATTGAAGTCATTAATAAAAATGTCTTATACGTCAAATCAATTTCAGGAAATGGTTTTAAGAATAATGAAACCATTGAAGGTAGGAACACAAAACAAACTGCAGTAATTAAAACATACAAAGAAAATTCTATACTTGCAAATAACAAGTTACTAGACTATTCGGATATCGACCATACTTCAGAAGAGTTTCTACAATATTACCAAAACGACTTTATTCCATCATTAGATTTATCATCTACTCAGAATAAACGTCTTACAGTTAAAAATATAAACGACCTTTATCAAAAGAAAGGTACTGCAGAATCTTTACAATTCTTAATGAGAATAATGTTTGGACAGGATGCAGAGGTCAGATATCCAATTGACGAGACATCACATGTCTCCGAGTCACAATATAGTCAAAGAAGAAGGATGGTGGTTCAACTAACGAACTCACAACTACTTCCAAAGTCAACAGATAAAATACAACACCTAAGAAGTTCAGATTCGTTTGTTCTTGCAGAGTCTATTATAGAAAAGGTGTTTACCTTAGACGCTGCAGAAGGTATCTATTCATTAGAGATAATGGATAACCATGTTGGAACCTTTGAGAAAGGTGTACTCGTTACATTCCTTGACAGAGACGGAATAACAAGTTATACTGGTACAACATTAGGTGTAATGAATGGAGTAGATTTCAATGAGTCATCCATCTATATTGAACACGATGATAGTGGAGTCATATCTACCGAAGATGGTGATGGTATTCTGTTTGAAGAAACAGGTGCTGGTTCACTATACACATTAAACGATAGGATTAATTTTGTTGGTCAGAAACTAGACTCAGGTGTAGTTGAAGCAAAATCAATAGTTGATGGTATCACTTCAGGTGGTGTCGAACACATATACATTGAAGATGGTGGAACAGGTTTCCATAACACTTATAGTGCAACAACTAAAGGAACAGTTGATAGCATGAGGTCAGAGGATGGTGAAGACTATATTGTCATGGAAGACAGTGCAAACATCATTACCGAAACCTCTAAAGCATCTACACTAGTATCATTTGACAGTGCATTAGACACTGCAATAAAGGAAGGACACACTGTATTTGGAACTAATGTAGATACAGTAAAAGTAGTTTCCATTGCAGACGATAGGAAATCTATAGTTGTTTCAAAACCAATATCTTTATCTACCGACTCTATAATTCAAGTCGGTCTACCTCAAATGGTAGTGTTTGATAATACAGATACAGGTGGTTCGGGTGCAGAGGCCTTTATCGGTTCGGTTGGTGATGAAGTAATACAAGAGAATGCATCACACTATGGTCAGTTTACATATACTGCAACTGCAAACCAAACACTATTCAATGGTAAAGATGATTTAAATAGAAGAATGTTCTTCAATGATGGAACAGTTCAAGTGTTTGTTGATGGTGTAAAAAGAGACCCGTTAAATGCAACATCAGGTTATACACATAAGAACGATAGAGTGACATTTATCAATGGTTTATCAGCAGGTGCAATAGTAGACATATACAGAGAGTTCAATAACGTCTTATACGAAGACGGAACACGAATGAACTTAGAAACTACTGAATCTAATATCAGAAGTATCTTCATAAACAACCAAGGAACAGGTTATAAAATAGTTCCTAAAGTATATACAGGTGGATACATTTATTTTAAAACCTCTGCAGAAGTAGAAGAGTATGCAGTAGGAGAAGGTCTAACAGGTGGTACATCAAATGCAACTGGTAAAGTATTAAGACTTGAATCTAAAAATAAGAGAATAGTAGTATCAAGAGACTCAACAGATACAGGAACGTTTGTAGCAGGTGAATTAATTAACGGAACAACTGCAGATAACGCTGCAACTCAAGTTAATGTAACTAGTGGAACAGGTGCAAAGATATTTGCATGGTCAAGTAGTATCGGTGGTATTACCTCAGTCAACTTTGAAAGTCAAGGATATAACTTTGATTCAAATGGTGTGTTAGGTTCATCTTCACAACATAATATGTTGATTGAAACACCGACTGCAATTCCAACAAAAGACTTAGTACTAACTGGACAAGTATCAGGAACAACTGCAACTGCAGTATCTTATGATGCAGATAGACACATACTAAAATACTCATCATTAGATGGAGAGTTTGTCGATGGTGAACAAGTAAAATTCAACAGTTCCGATTATTTCCATATCCTAAAAACACAAAGATTTAATGGTCAAGGTGTTATGGGTGGTGAAGGAATTATCGAAAGACAGTTCTTAGGAGATAGAGGTCAAGCAAGTTCAAGTGTTGCAAATATACAAGATGGATATCTCTATCAATCTCACTCATATGTTATCAAAGTCGGTGAGTCTATTAACAAATACAGGTCAGCAGTTAAAGACCTACTTCATCCAGCAGGACACATCTTCTTTGGTGAAGTTGCAATTAAAAATAACATATCTGCAGTACCTGAAAATCAATTTAAATTTATACCTACTATTGTAATACATGGAGAACCTACACTAGGTGTAGCAAATGCATTTACAAATTCAAGTAGAAAGATACAGTTATACACACTAGACTCTGAAATGAATGACCCATTTGTTGTTCTTAGAGCATGTGGAATTCCTACTGCAGAAACCGACCCAAGAACTGGTGGTTCTATAACTGAACCAAGAACAGAATATGGAGACTCATCACATAGAAGTCGTCATATGAATATTCTGAAAATTGTATCTAAGGATATGGCAATCACTCAATCTTCAGCAAGAAGTGATGGAGTAATGTCAGTATTAAATATTGCAACTGCAGATAATGGTTATCTTAGAATTGAAAGTGAGAGAAGACCATCCGACCAAGGTAAGGTATTCCAAATATGGGAACCTAACGATGAAGTATTAATCCTTGAAAGTGGTGGACTTATAGAACTTGAAGAAGAGGCTTGCATCTTAAGGTTTGAACCCGATAAGGATGCAGAAGTTAAAGGTGACTATGGTGAGAGAATCATATCTGAGGATGGAACAGAACTTCTACGTTTAGAAAGTGCAACAACAGTTGAACCAGTACACTACTTTACGTCAGAAAGAAACATTGAGTACACTGGAAAGTATATGTATTTTGAAGACCACGATAGGATTGTATCTGAAAGTGGGGAACCATTCATTCAGGACGACAGTAATGGTGGTAACTTATCATCATTTGTTCCACTTGGTAGTACAATTAGAACTATAAATACAATTGCAAGACAAAATACATATGATATATCATATTATTTGAAAGATGAAACTGATAATGACGACCTCGTATTAGAAGATGGAAGTGGTAATGTAATGATTGAAGGTGCAAAGTCCGAAGGACTAAAAATATCTGATTTAGACAACATGTATCCGAAGTTTTACGTATCGGATTATGAAAATCATCAACGAAAAAGAACAAATTTAACATTTAGTGCGTATATAAAGTCTGCATAGTGTTATAAATAGTATTAAATATCTTAGGAGATAAAATAAAATGGCAGCAATAATTACAGAAAAGTTTAGAGTACATAATGCTAGACAATTCAAAGAAGATTTTGGAGAGGCAGCTTCAAACACTTATATATTCATAGGACGTTCATATCCATGGACTGATGATACAGTTCCACCAACACCTGCCAATGCAGTTGGTGAAGAAATTGATGCATGGTCAGATATGATTGCAATGAAGGAAGTAACTTCTGCAGATGTATCCCATGGTTTAACAAGATATGATTGGGATATCAATGGTGCAACTAAGTATGATGAATATTCACATGATATTTCATCTGCAAATCCATCGTCAGCTACAAGTGCAACTAACTTGTATGATTCAAGATTCTTTGTTATAACAGATGACTACAATGTATACAAATGTATTAGAAGTGGAAGAAATTCTTCAGGTGTTGTTGTTAACTCAACAGAAAAACCTACAGGAACTAGTCCAACTTCTCTAGTAACAACAACTGATACCGACGCTGCCACAGGTAGAGGTTATATTTGGAAATATATGTATACTGTAACTGCCTCAGATACAATCAAATTTGTAACAAACGACTTCATTCCAATTAAAACATTGGGTGCTCAAACAGAAATCAAAGGTGATTTAGGTGCATTCGGTTCAGCAGGAACAGATGATGGTTCTTCACAATACGATGTTGAAAACCAAGCAGTAGATGGTGCAGTTCACCATGTACACGTAAGTGCAGCTGGTTCGGGTTATAATGGAAACAGTGGAACACATAACTACACTAATGTGACTATCGATGGAGATGGTTCAGGTGGAGTATGTACAGTTCACGTTGTATCAGAACAGATTTCACACATTACAGTAACAACGCCAGGAACAGGATATAAACGTGCATCAATTGATATTGCAAACATATCAGGTATTGGTAGTGGTAGTGGTGCAAGTGCAAAAGTTATCATCTCTCCTTTATATGGACATGGTGCAGACCCAGTTTCAGAACTAGGTGGAAACTATGTAATCGTAAACTCAAGATTAGAGTTTGCAGAAGGTTCGGGTGATTTCCCAACAGATAACGATTTCAGAAGAGTTGGTTTAATACAAGACCCATTCAATGTTGGAACAACAACAGTTGCAACAGCATCTACATTGACTGCATATAACCAGTTCTCATGTTCAAGTGTTGCATCTTTAAGTATTGATGATACTATATTGAATGCAAACTCAAATGGAGCTGCAGTTGCAGTTGCAAAGGTTGTGTCATTAAGTACTTCAGGAAACATAGTTAAATACACTACTATTGCAAATAGTGGTGGTGAATATGTGAACTTTGCAAACTCAGACCAAGTTTATGTAGATGGTTCAAGTGTTGCAACAGCAGTATCACTAAGTGCATCACATCCCGAAGTTCAAAGATATTCAGGTGAAATCATGTATATTGAAAACAGGGGTGCAGTGACTAGAGCAGCTGACCAAATCGAAGATATTAAATTAATTATAGAAATGTAATTTATGGGGTTCTAAGAACCCCAACAAACAATTGGAAATACTATGCCTGAAAAGACAGACTTAAATATATCACCTTATTACGATGACTACTCAGAGGATAAGAACTTTCATAAAGTTCTTTATCGTGCTGGTCGTCCTATTCAAGCAAGAGAGTTAACTCAATCTCAATCAATTTTACAAAATCAAATTGAGAGATTTGGTGACCACATGTTTGAAGAGGGTTCTATTGTTCAAGGAGCTCAAACAGATGTCGACATGGAAATGTACTATGTCAAAGTCAAGAGTGCAAATCCGAATGATAGTGGAACTGCAACATCTGAGACTTATAGAACGTCTTTCCATGGTAAACTTGTCATTGGTCAAACTTCAGGAGTAGTTGCAAAGGTATTATCATCAAGTGCAGAAACTTCAACAGATAAGATGACCTTGTTTGTTAAGTATATGAGACAGGGAACAGATTCTGCAAACTCATTTAAATTTACTGCAAACGAAGAACTTCGTGAATGTCAAGTAGATTCAGGTGGAACATATTCAGAAGTATCAAACAATAACGAATTCCAAGTAGAAACTACAGAAAATGCACCTTGTGGTATCGGTTCAATGGCAAAAATATCAGAAGGTATTATATATCTTAGAGGATTCTTTGTCAAGGTTGATGCACAAGAATTAATACTAGAGAAGTATTCTTTCAAACCATCATATAGAATTGGTTTGACAATTACAGAAAGTATGATAGACTCATCTTCTGATACCTCTTTACAAGATAATTCAACAGGTACATCAAATGAAAACGCTGCTGGTGCAGATAGACTTAAAGTTGGATTAACACTTTCTAAGTTTACCATTACAGAAACTACAGATGCAAACTTTGTAGAACTTGCAAGAGTTAATCAAGGTGTCATTGAGATGAAGGTCAATAGACCTATGTATAATGCAATTGAAAACACACTTGCAAGAAGAACATTCGATGCAAATGGTGACTTTATTGTAACACAATTCACTCAATCAATGAGAGAACACTTGGATAACACTATTAACAGAGGGTTCTATCCTGCTAAGAATGGTGGAGATGAAAGTCAATTTGTTATGCAAATATCGCCAGGTAAAGCATACGTTAGAGGTTATGAGATTGATAAGATTGGAACAACAACAGTTCCATTCCCAAAAGCAAGAACAACTAAGTCACTTGCAAACACTAAGACACCTATTAGACTAGGAAATAAACTAAAAGTTAAAAATGCAAACTCATTTCCCGAGTTTGGTAATGAGCCTTCAGGACAAACACAATCACCTTTCGGTGTTGTAAAGATTTATGATGCAGTTGTAGACGAAGCAGGAGCAGAGAATGCAAGTGGACATATTGGTTTTGCAAGAGTAAGAGATATTGACCATAAGTCAGGAACTTCATCAAGTGGAGTATTTGCAGATAGTTCTATCTTTAACATGTACATGTTTGATATTAAGATGTTCACAAAACTTACTGGAACTGCAAGTGGAACAATCAATGTTGGTGATAAAGTAACAGGAAACGAAAGTAATGCAACTGGTATAGTTGCATATAAATCTAGTAATGACCTTTATCTACATGACGTAATAGGTTCATTCTTAACTTCAGGTACAGAAGATTTAACATTTGGAAACTCAACGGGTAGTTTCTCAAACATATCTGCAGTAAGAAATTATAATATCGATAGAGCAAGGTCTCTATTCCAAGCACCAAAAGTCGGTGGTACTGCACAAAAATTTACTGCAGACATTAGTTTAGATGCAGACAAAGTGTTGAGTGGAACACTTAACATGACTGCTAATAATACAACTGTAACAGGTTTTGGAACAAGGTTCTCTGCAGAATTAAAAGAAGGAGATATTCTAGTTGATGGTGCTGGTAATGAGAGAAGTATTGTGTCATTCAATTCAGACTTTAGTGAAATCACTTTAGAAAGTGGTGGTGCAGCTGCAACATATAGTGGTAATGTAACAAGAAGACGTGCAAAACTAGATGACCAAGACCAAACTGCAAACATATTTGCATGGCCAAGGAACTGGGTTAAGACACATGATGCAGACTTTATAAAAGTAAGAAGACAACAAACAGAACCAATTTCATCTTCAGGTGCAATACAAATATCACAAACAGATGGTGCATTCGAAGCTAGAAATGCAGACAACTTTAGTATATCAGTTGTTGATGTGACTGGTGCAAGTTCACCATCATTATCGAATGGAGATATTCTAAACATAGAAGACTACACAAGTGCATCCCCTACAGAGAATGGAGATGGTCAGAACCTTTCAATCTCAGGATTTGGAGCTGCAAATGATGATGTCATTCTTAAAGTAACATACTCTATCTTAATTGCAAACCCTTCTGCAAGAAGTAAAGACCATAGAAAAGGAAGAGTTCTAAAAGTAAGTGGAGATAGAAGTGGTTCTTACACTGGTGTGTATGGTTCTGCATTTGCAGATAAAGAAATTACACTAGGTGTTGCAGACGTATTTAAAATACATGCTATCTATGAAGGAACAGGGGGAACAACACCTCTTTCTCCTAACGCAACATTTGCTAATACAGTAGGAACATTTGTAAACCATGAGACAATTGTAGGACAAACATCAGATGCACGTGCAGTCATTATAGACTTTAACGCAGGTGCAACATCATATTATTATATGATATCAGGAGTATTTACAGAAGATGAGTCTATTGTAGGACAAACTTCAGGTGCAACAGGAACAGTAGATAGTGTATCACAAGGTTCACCAAATATTAAAAACAGATACTTCTTTGACAATGGTCAAAGAGATGGTTACTATGACTTAGGTAAAATATCACTTAAGCCTGGTGAACCAGCACCTTCAAACTCTATTATTATAGTGTTTGATTACTTTGAAGCAGGAGCAGGTGACTTCTTTGACGTTAATTCTTATGCCGAGGAACTTTACAAAGAGATTCCAGTTTACTCACCAAACAAAGTAGACTTGGGTGGATTAGAACCTGATGGAACATTTGAACTTTCAGATTGTGTTGACTTTAGACCTGTAGCAGGTATTGTCCACAATGATACTGATTTTGGAACTGCATCTATGAATGTTGCAAGTCCAACCGACTTATCAACTGCAATTCAGTTTGCACCATTCGGATATGAAACTGGAACAAGTTTCGATAATTCTAGAACAGGTATTTCACAAACCAATGCATCAACACCTGATACACCTATCAATGGTTCAACAGTTCAAGGTGACATTACTTTCTATGTTGGAAGAATTGATAAATTATTCTTACACCAATCAGGAATATTCCAAATAGCAACAGGTATACCAGCTTTATCTCCAACCAAACCAAAGGTTATTGATAATGCAATTGAACTATTTGAATTACAAATACCACCTTACACTGCAAAACTTGACAGTATAAGAGTAAGGTCACAAGACCATAGACGATATACCATGAAGGATATCGGTAAGATAAACAATAGGGTCACTAACCTTGAAAGAGTCACATCTCTTTCTTTATTGGAAAAAGACACACAAACAAAACAAATACTAGATGCAGATGGATTCGATAGATTCAAGTCAGGTTTCTTAGTTGATAACTTTAGAGGTCATAAGATTGGTGATGTAAATCATCCCGACTATAGAGTTGCTATTGACACTAAACTAGGTGTACTAAGACCACAATCTTATTCACAATTCTTTGACATGTCTCTGAATACTGCATCATCTCAAAACTTCAAACAAACTGGTGATTTAATCACCTTACCATATAGTGAAGTTAGTTATGTTAATCAAAATAAAGCATCAAGACATATTAATGTTAACCCATACCATGTGTTTGCATTTATTGGAACTGTAAAATTAACACCCGAATCAGATATTTGGAATGATAGTGAAAGATTACCTGAAGTTAAAGTTAACAGAGAAGGTAATTTTGATGCAGTCATGTCAGAAAATGCAAATGCAATGGGAACAGTTTGGAACTCATGGCAGACCACATGGGCAGGAGAACCTTCAGTAGTTTCATCAGAGGTATCTGCAACATCAAATGGTTCATGGAGTGGAGACCCATCACAAGGTGGTGAATGGGTAGCAGGACTTGAGATTACTAGAGAGATTACAGAGACACCTGAAATACAAACAAGAACAGGTGTGACTACAAGTGTTGTGGAAGATATTGTTGAAACAAGAAACGATAGAATTGTAAGTGTTGCACTTATACCTTTCATTCGTTCAAGAACAATTGAGATTGATGCAACAAACTTGAAACCAAATTCAAACCATTACTTCTACTTCGATAATATTGCAGTAGACAAATATGTTAGACCACATAGTGCAACATATTCACAAGATAGTGGTTTAACAACATCATCATATTGTAAAACAGATGGTAATGGTAGACTTAGAGCATTCTTTACAATACCTAACAACGATACAGAAAGGTTCCCAACAGGACAAAGAGAACTAAGAGTAACATCTTCTTTCTATAACCTAAGTAACCCTGCGTCTAATGGTAGTGGAATGTATCAAGCACAAGGACTATTGCAATCATCACAAACAGAGATTACTGCTACAAGAAATGGTAGAGTTATTCTTGACAGAGTTAGAGGTGAGAGAACAATTAATAGAAGGGGTGAAAGACTTGCAACATCATCATTTGATGAGACTGCACCACCAATTCCAGTTGACCAAACACCACCAGTGGTAGAACCAATAGACCAGTTACCACCGCCACCACCACCACAAGCACCTGGCACACCACCTCGTGTTATTTTAGTACCACCTATTATACCACCAGTTATAGTACCACCTATAGATGTTCCAGTTCCAATAGAACTGCCAGTCATAATAGACGATAGAGGCCCTAACGTTAGAGACTTTACATTAGTACCTGATGGAAGGTTCATGTCTTCAAGATTAGAAAGAGGTTGGGGAGACCCACTTGCACAATCGTTCTTGGTTGAAGCATCAGGTGGAATGATGATGTCATCAATAGACTTATTCTTCCAATCAAAAGATGCTAACTTACCAGTATCAGTAGATATAAGAAACATGGTAAACGGGTATCCTGGCCAGACAATATTACCATTCTCAACAGTGACTAAAAATCCTGAAGATGTTAATATTTCAACAGATGGTTCGACTGCAACAACATTTACATTTGACTCACCAGTTCTTCTAGAAGAAGATTGTGAATATTGTTTCGTAGTATATTCAAACTCAAATGAATACGAGTGTTGGATATCAAGAATGGGTGAAACAGACCTTGCAACAAGTCAAACAATTAGTGGACAACCATACGCAGGTTCATTGTTTATGTCTCAGAATGCATCCACATGGACTGCAGAACAAACAGACGACCTCAAGTTTAACATGAAGATTGCTAAATTTGATACAACTAAAACACCTGTATTATACTTTGAAAATGATGACTTGTCAACTGCTAAGTTGCAAGAAAGTCCAATAGAAACATTTAGTGGACAATCATATGTTAAGGTATATAACTATATGCATGGTATGTACAACACTGCATCTAATGTAACACTTTCGGGTATAACAGGAGATAAGACAGGTTGTGTCATGACTATAGGAACACCTTCTGCATCAGGAACACCAACTAATGGAACCTTTAATGGTAAAGCATCAACAGGTGGAACAGGAACAGGATTAACATTCGATATAACTGTAGTTGACAATGTGATAACAAGTTGCACGATTGCAACTACTGGAAGTGGATATACAGCTGCAGACTCAATAACTATCTCAAATTTTGATGGTGGGACTGCTGATGCAACTGTAACAGTAAGTACTGTTGAAGACACATTGGGTGGAATACCAGTTAGTGCAATCAATAAGACATTCACTACAGTTGCAAATATGGGTATCGACTCATTCACTATAGTACCCGACTTGTCACCATATAACCTTAAAACGGGTTATACATCTGATGATTCAACATTGGGTGGTGGTACAAATGTAATGTCAACAAGAAACTATTACTTTGATGCACTTCATACAATGATACCAAATGTTCAATTAAAGAACACTAATATCTTTGTTGCAGTTAAGACAACACCTATGAATTCACCTGAAGGGTCAATCAGTGGAACAGTATATTCTAGAAGAACAAGTTCAGAGTTTATAACACTGAATGACAATGTGTTCTTTGATTCACCAAGTATTATTGCATCACCAATAAACGAAGTAAATGAAATGTCAAGTACTAAATCATTTGAATGTGCAGTACAATTACAATCATATAACCCGAATGTATCACCGATTATTGATACGGGGTCTATTGGTGCAATTGCAATTTCAAACAGACTAAACAACATAGATACTAGTGCAGATGTACCTACAGGAACCACGTATGTGAGTTCTAACGAACCCGAAGGGGATAACAATGCAATGGTGTACGTCACACGTAAGGTGAACCTTAAAACACCTGCTAGTTCAATTAGAGTAACAGCAGATGTCTTTAGACCATCTACAACAGATGTGAAGTTTATGTATAAAATTATTAAGAACGATGAAGACACACCATTAGATGATATCGGTTTCTCATACTTCAATACAGATGGTTCACCTGATGTATCAACAGAAGCGGATGCAAGAAACTTTAAAGAATATGAATTCACTGTAGATGATTTACCTGAGTTTAGTTCATTTATTATTAAAATCGTAGGACAAGGAGAAAATACATCAATAGTGCCATTGGTATCTGCATTGAGATGTATTGCACTTGCAACGTAATGGGAGTAAAGGTAGAAGGACACTCAAAACTAGAACGAGATGAGAGTTCACACGCAATAGTTAATACTGATATGGAACAGTATAGACTTGCAAAGAAACGAAAAGAAGTATTTCATAATCAAAAAAATGAAATAAATACATTAAAGGAAGAAGTATCTGAAATAAAAGGACTTCTTCAGAATATTTTAGGAAAATTAAATGGCTAAGACTGTAGACACATTCAGTACTATTGAAGATTTCAGAGTTAAGTATAATGAACTTGCAACTGATGTCGGAGATAAGTCGGGACTAAGAACTCAAAAAACGGGTACTATTATTGATGCTGTAAATTCTATAGAAGATAAATCATTCTTCTTCCAAGAGTTTATTTACAATGTAACATCATCACAAACAGTATTCAATGGAGACGATGCATTTGAGAATTCCTTACTTTTCAGAAGAGATAGAATTCAAGTATTCCATATAGATGGTGGGGTAAGTAAACACTTACTAGAGGGTAATGACTACTCTATTGCATCACCTGATGGAAATCTTCATAAAGAAATTCAATTAAACGTAGCTGCAGAAAATGGAGATAAACTAGTTGTTTACTCATTCACTGGTTCTTACTTAGGAACTGTTTCAAGTGGAACAGGTGCAGTAGGATATTTCTCAGAAACAGCTGCAAACACAATCTACAACAATAATGATAGTGGAATAATTTTAAACGGAACTTCAGTAGGAAGAACTACAACACTTCAATCAGGTTATGAAATACAATTAGCAGGTGAAACATACGTAGAAGATAACGTAACACTTGCAACAAGTAAGACACTTACTGCACCTACTTTGACTACAGGTAGTGCATCTCTTCAAGGAACAACTGGAACAGGATTTACAAACATAACATCTACATTGTTTAGTGGTAATGTTAATGGTACAACTGCAACCTTATCGGGTACAGTCACTGGTGGAACTTTAACAGATGGTACTTTAAGTTCTACAGGTGGTACTATTACTGGTGCAGATTCTATTACATCTACAAAATTCGTAGGTGATATCTATAAGGATGATGGAACTACAAAGATTTTAGAGAACTC